TACAGGGAGTTCAAGGCGCACAGGGCCTATTAGGTTTGCAGGGAGCTGTAGGAGCGCAAGGCGCAACTGGTTCTCAAGGTACATTCGGTACACAAGGCGCTACTGGAACTCAAGGCACAGTTGGCGCTCAGGGTCTTATCGGCGCACAAGGCATTCAAGGCGCTACAGGCATTCAGGGTGCGATTGGCACACAAGGCTCAACAGGCGCGCAAGGCATTATCGGATCACAGGGCATACAGGGTTCACAGGGCTTAACAGGTATTCAAGGCGCGGTAGGAACTCAAGGAACGCAGGGCGTACAAGGTGCGCAAGGCACTAAGGGTATTCAGGGGCTACAGGGCGTTGAAGGCCCACTAGCTCCGAACAACGCACACGCTTCTGCTCGACTTGCGACAACAGTAAATCTTTCAGCCAACTACGCCGCAGGAACTCTTGGCGCAGATGGCGGGTATGGAGTCGGAGCAACACTTACTGCTACTGCAAATGGTCGCGGCTCTATTGACGGCGTGAATATCACTACAGGTGATCGCATACTTGTAAAGAATCAAACAAACGCGATTCATAATGGTATCTACACAGTTACAACTCAAGGTGCTGGCGGAACTCCTTATCTCCTTACACGCGCAACAGATTATGACAACTCAGTAAATGGCGAAGTTGAGTACGGCGATTATCTTTATGTAGTCGCAGGTAATACTCAGGCTGGAACTAACTGGATTCAGAACAGCATTGGTAGCCAGTCAAACGGCTGGACAATCATCGGCACAGATACCATCACATTTGCGCAGACCGCAGGTACAGGGCCACAGGGAACTACTGGTGCAACTGGCGCGCAGGGTACTCAAGGACTGCAAGGCGTTATCGGTATTCAAGGATTTACAGGTACTCAGGGTCTAGCCGGAAGTCAGGGTACAACTGGCGCTCAAGGCACAACAGGTACTAATGGATCACAGGGTATTACTGGTACTCAGGGAGCTACAGGTGCTAACGGAGCAAACGGCGCTCAGGGTACAACGGGTGCGCAGGGAACTATCGGCTCTCAAGGCATTCAGGGAACTACGGGCAATACAGGTTCTCAAGGCACAATCGGTATTCAGGGAACGACTGGCGCGACAGGCTCTCAAGGCACTACAGGCTTGCAGGGTAATGCCGGAACGAACGGCACAAACGGGTCGCAGGGAACTACAGGAACTCAGGGCATCACGGGAACTCAAGGCGCGACTGGAACGCAAGGTGCGACTGGAACGCAAGGCTCTACTGGTTCTCAGGGAACTATCGGTACAACTGGTATTCAAGGTGCTATCGGTACTCAAGGTACAACTGGCTCTCAAGGCACATCAGGGCTAAACGGGTCGCAGGGTGCTACAGGTGCGCAAGGATTTACAGGAAGTCAGGGAACAACTGGCTTACAGGGAACAAGCGGATCTAACGGCGCACAGGGAGCTACTGGCTTACAAGGTCTGACTGGTCTGCAAGGTACTACTGGCGCTCAGGGAACATCGGGTACAAACGGCGTTCAAGGCACAACAGGAACTCAAGGTACTACTGGCGCAAACGGAAGCAACGGATCACAAGGAACTCAGGGTACTCAGGGTCTAACTGGCGCACAGGGCTTGCAAGGACTTCAGGGAACTCAGCCAACTGTCGTAATGCAACAATGGCGCAAGGCTATGTCAGGCGGAGAAACCTCCCTATCTGGCACAGACGATTTCTCAACATCTCTGAGCTATGTAGTCGGAGCTGAGCAGGTCTTTATCAACGGCGTACTCCTAGAGCGCGGAGTTGATTACACAGCCACTACAGGTACTTCGATCACCGGGCTATCAGCTCTCATAGCCAGCGATATCGCCACAGTCATCTCCCATAACTCCTTCAATATCGCGAACGCTATTCAATCTACACAAATTGCGGCTAAGGGCGATTTAATTGTTGGTACTGGCTCAGGCACATATACCAATCAGGGCGTAGGTGCTGACGGCACAACACTCGTTGCAAACTCTTCTGCCAGTACAGGCGTATCGTGGACAAGTTATGGTTCGCCCAATTTTGTCATCAATGGTGCGACGGACTGGTGGCAGCGTGGTACAAGTTTTACAAACCCAAATTCCAACGCATCAACATATTCTGCTGATAGATGGTCTGCATATCGAGGTTCAGGATTTACAACAGGTATTACAACCACTCAGCAAAACCCTTCTTTGACTGGTTTCAAATACAGTATTCGGGTAGCAAGAAATAGTGGTGATACCGCAACTGCAAATATGAATTTAGCCCAAAGTATGGAAACAGCAACATCCCTACTTCTTGCTGGTCAAAATATCTCGCTTTCTTTCTGGGCGCGAGCAGGTGCGAACTTTTCTGGTTCGGGAAATTTTTTACAAGCGCAGGTTGTAAGCGGAACTGGAACAGACCAATCCATAGTTGGTGGATTTACAAACCAAGCAGCACCAATTAACTCGGCAATTACTCTCACAACTTCTTGGCAAAGATTTACATTGTCAGGGTCAAATCCATCAACAGTTACTCAATTAGCGCCAACATTTTATTACACACCAACTGGTACTGCTGGAGCAAATGATTGGTTTGAGATTACTGGCGTACAACTAGAAATCGGTTCAGTTGCTACCCCATTCCGTCGCGCTGGTGGAACACTTCAGGGGGAGTTAGCCGCTTGTCAGCGTTACTACTATCGTTTGCAAACTGGAACTGGTTATCAACTTGGACTTGGTTCAGCGATAAATACCAATGTGGTTGAAACTACTATCTATTTCCCAGCAACAATGAGAACTGCTCCCAGCCTAGACCAAGCAACAGGTTCAAACTATTACGCTTGGAACTTGGCTGGCTCAACTCAAACTTTCAACAATTTTACGGCAGATTCAATGACCACAACACTTGCTTCAATTTATGCTACTCCAACTGCGACAAAGTTTAACTTTGCTCCTTTTGCTACAAACAATGCAAGTGCCTATGTCGGCTTTAGCGCGGAGTTGTAATATGAATATCCAATATGAAGTAATCAAAACACCATCAGGTAATACAGTTATCAACGCAATTTTTGAAGATGGACATATGTTGTCAATTCCAACCGAACCATCTAACAGCGACTATCAGGCATACCTGAACCCACAGGAAACAGTTCCATCCAACTCTTCAGACTTTTCTCAACCAATAGGGGGCAATGAATGACACGATCCAGAGACACAGCTAATACCCAAGAGAATGTCGGCGGGGCAGTTGCTCCATTTGTAGCGGGGAAGAACGCAATCATCAATGGTGGTATGGATATCTTCCAGCGTGGAACTTCTTTGACCCTTAGCGCGGGGCCTGCCTTTACCGCAGATAGGTATTCATTCAACTGCTCAGTTTTAACAAGTATTACTGTGTCTCAAATAGCAACAGCAGATACAACCAATTTGCCAACAATTCCAAACGCAATGCGACTACAAAGAACAGCAGCGAATACATCAACTCCAACAGTCTTCTTGAATTACGCTTTAGAATCTAAAGATTCAAAAAGATTTTCTGGCCAACCTGTAGTTTTCAGTTTTTATGCAAGAGTGGGTGCAAATTATTCTGGGGGTTCTGTTACCACTCAAGTGTATTCTGGTACTGGTACAGACCAAACAGCAGGTTCGTTTACTGGTACAAATAATTTTATTAGCACAATTGTTAATCTTACAACCACTTGGCAAAGATTTACACTGACGGGCACAGTTCCTTCAACTTCAAATCAAATAGGTTTTCTTTTTGCATACTCATTAACAGGCACTGCTGGTGCTGCTGACTATGTTGATATTACTGGTATCCAACTAGAAACAGGTTCAGTAGCAACCCCATTCTCCCGCAATGGTGGAACCATTCAGGGTGAACTAGCGGCTTGTCAGCGGTATTACCAGCGCCTAACTGGCAATACTTCCAACACAGTATATTTTGCAACTGGGGTTGCAATCTCTACAACACGATTGTTTGCCAATTATCAAAGCCCAGTTGCTTTTAGAAGTGCGCCTAGCATTGCTCAATCTTCAGCGAAGGTTGGAAATGGCGTTATCTCAAATCAGGCTATTACCTCTATTTCTAATTATGCAAATGCTGGACTTACTCAAATCACAGTAGATACTTCGGTGGGTTCTGGTCTATCTACATCGGGTGCATTTATGCTCGTCTGTGACACAAACGCATACATTGAATTGAACTCGGAGTTATAGGATGAAAAATACATTTACAGTCAATGATGAAGGCCAAATCTTTATGACAACTGAAGATGGAAAGGTATGGGGTATTCCAAATGACCCTGCCAACAGCGACTACCAAGCCTATCTAGCCTCACTCAACGACACTCCACAGGGGTAGGGAACACTCCACAGAGAGTTAGCGCACCCAGATCATTCCAACATCGGATGTAGGGCGCAGACCTGATATCTTCCAGTTCTCCCGCTCCCATTCAGCTTTAGATCCTTCACGCCAAGCCGATAAGTCAAAGGTAGAAAGCTTGTAGTAGGTATTTGGCTCTTGGCAATGATGCTCAATATACTGCGGGGCTACTTCGGTATAACCGCCATGTGCTAAGTAATCTAGTTGTAGCTGATGATCCGATAGCGTAGCCAATGTCCATTCAAAGGCGATAGTTCCCATCTTGGAGCTAAGACCCTTGAATACAGACCATTCTCCGCCTTCGACATCTATCTTGATAAGGTCAGGAACGCCGTATTTCAACGCCAAAGTATCTATGGTGATTGTTGTAGCTCCGATAGTCCGATAGGGCTTACCCGCATAGGGCAAAGTCTCATCGGTGAGCCAATCCTGATTGAGAGTAGATAGTCCATCTTCATCGGCCTCATAGAACTCAACCCAGTCGTAGTCGCTTCCGCTTACGGCAAACTTCAATGGGGTTACGCGTGGGTCGTAGATAAAGTTGCTGACTAACTCAGTAAATACTCGATGCGCTGGTTCTAGGGCTACGACTTCATAGCCTTTACCTAACGCGGCTACAGTAAAGTCTCCGCGATTTGCGCCGATATCAAAGCAGAGCATGAACACGCTCCAAGTTAAATTTCATGGCATCAGCATAGAGAGGATCTAACTCCATCTCTGATAGCTCTTGCAGAGTAGCCACAGATTCATCTTTACGCCCTATCCACCATGCGGCTACTGCCATCTGGAACTTCAGAGCGTAACCACCGGGATAGCCAACGCTTGCAGGTAACTCATCAGAGTTCCATTGCCAGCCTAGACCGATAGATGCGAATGTATAGGACTCCTGCCAGTTCCCCGCCTTCTCATGGAACTGACTTAGGAGTAGATAGGCTTCAGGGCGCGAATCGTCATAGGCGATTGCCTGAAGGATACAGTTCGTGACCGAATACTCTCGACCCGTCTGATTCTCAAAGCACTTAGCCATCTTCAGTAGCGAGTTATAGACCAGTAGCCCATCGCCATACTCTGCACAGCGCAGATAGAACGATACGGCGCTCGCGGTCTGATTCAGGCGCTCATACTCAACGGCCACCTGAAAGTTTAGATCAGGGTTAAAAGGGTCTTGCGAAAGACCGACAACTAACTCACTTAGCTCCATAGCGCAATCCTTCCATAATCAAATCTTCTACGACTAACTTAGGTACGCGCAGGATAAAGGCGGCGTTATCTTGGAAGCCGAACGATACTAATAGATCATCTCCTACCTTTGCCGCTCCTACTGCAAACTCAACGCGAGCATCTAGGAACGAGAAGGCATCAGATAGCCCTGCAAAGTTAAACTGCTGATCCCACATAATCAAGCGGTGGCGATAGATAGCATCCTTCTGCTCTAGGTAGTTCTTGAACAGATTAACTTCGTGCAGGATAGCGATGTAGAGATTTCCCCATCGGATTACCTGCGAGCCTCCGCGCTGGTCTGCTGGCGGGGTTGGAGTCTGGCGAACGAATAACTGCTCGCATCCGCCGTCTGGGTTGGCATAGACAACTTCGGTTGGCATAGACCATTTGACGAACCTGTAAGGTGTATCTACGACTGGCATCCAGTTCTTCTCGCAGTAGGAATCGTCTGCGCCCGGCGCAGGGATACGCTTTCGAGATAGCTCTCTAATCGACCAGTTTGCTTTATCTATATCTACTAGCGAATACTCCATACGA